AAGAAGCTGGTGGCGACGAAACAATTCCTCATAACGAATTAATACGACTTCGAACTAGAACTGGCCATCAAATATTATTGCATAATTCAGAAGATATAATCTACATTGCCAATTCTCGAGGAACAGCATGGATCGAGTTAACGTCTGATGGCAAAATAGATATACATGCAGACGATAGTATCAGTATCATGTCAGACAATGACTTGAATGTTACAGCAGAACGAGATATAAATTTTGAAGCTGGTAGAAACATCAACATGAAAGCATCTGCAAGATTCAGCGATGGAGCGCAGAGTTTTAACGGATTAGAATCAGGTCGTGTGCATATTGAAAGTGTGTACGACACTAGAATTGTTGCAGGAAGATCTTTCCAGTTTACTTCCAGCGAAAGTCTAGACTTTAATGTTGCTAGAGAAATTAAACTTACTACAAAGGGCGACATCAATATGCACGCCGAGGGCGGTAGCATATATCAAAAAGCAGACTTGAGTTTTCACCAAACAGCAGGACAAAGTTGGTATAGAAAAGCAGCAGGCGGTGATATAGTTGACATTGCAACAGGATCTATACATCAGCAACCCGGTGCAGATTTTCATATATATGCTCCTAACAACGTTTATATTTCTGCACTCGGCGGTCAGACCAGTATCAGTGCTTCTCAAAGCATATACCTGCAAGCAGACAGTAATCTTAATATCAAGGCCGCAGGTATCTTTGCAGCAGATGCAGGAGAAATACACTTAAACAGCGGATTAGCCGGTGATGCTACACCTGCAGTTCAAAAAATTGGCGGTAATTCACCAACTGCGCCTAACAATGCACTCTCGTTGAAGCCGTTATCAACACATGTATTGCCCTATGTTCCTCCTGGTGCTCAATTGCCAATTCCGTATGAAAGTATACTGTGTAGAGCGCCACAACGTGAACCGTGGACACAGCATGAAAACATGAATCCGCAGGCATTTAAACGAGAAGAAACAGACAGAGAATTTGGTGGAGAACTTCCGTCAAACGACAGAATAATAACACCAGATACATTCACAAGAGGTACGTCTAGTAGAAAAACATCAAGTTACGTAGAAGGATCCGGAGGATACGGATTAGGTAGAACTGGATCTGAAGAAGATTATGGATCATCACCCCGTGGCGGCATAGATACAGCTCCTGCAAATCAAGGACCTCTTGCAACTGTAACAAGTAAACGCGGTATAACTGCACAAGTTGCTCTAGTATTCAAGGATGCGTTCCAAGGGCTTATTGACGACCTTGAAGCTACAGGGTATGACATCAAAGTTATGTATGGATACGCAAATAGACCCGTTAAAGGTGAAAAAAGTATTAAAAGTTTTCATGCCAGCGGCGCTGCTCTAGACATAAATCCTGCTACCAACGGGTATTACAAACCTAAACGAGTACCTACACCGACTGACATGCCACCCAATACTGGAGCAATAGCAGCCAAGCACGGATTGGGATGGGGAGGCGAATGGAGAAAAATAAGTGACGCAATGCATTTTAGTGCATCAAAAGTCGAACGCGGCGCATGGGATGTTGAAAGAGGCGTTATTCCGTCACCTGTGACTCAAACTAAAACTGTAGCAGAAGATCCAGATAGTCCGCCGCCTGCAACATCAACCCCACAATAAGGAAAAAAATGGTTCAGATTACAACACAAGAAAAAGCATTACTAACGCTATGTGCAAAGGGCGAGTCCGAGGGTACCGGTGGAGATCCATATTGTGCAGTATATTCCGGCCAAAACTTTCCTGAGATAACAGAACGTACCATCAGTCAACTGTATGAATTTCAACAACGCCGAATGGCGTCGGGTTACGGGTCAGATGCATGTGGACGATATCAATTTAGAGAAACTTCGTTGCGCGAAGCTGTAAAGTTTGCTGGATTGGATCCTACTACTACTAAGTTTAGCAGAGATGTACAAGACATTTTAATTTTAGCGTATATTAAAAAATATAAAAGACTAGAAGACTGGAAATCGGGTGCAATCACTGATGCAGAATTTTGTATAAAACTGGCACAAGTATTTTCAAGTGTACCAGTTCCGTACGATATGACAGGACATAATGGAAAACCTCGAAAAAAAGGAGACTCATATTATGATAATGGAATAGACCAGGCCCATCACAACGCAGATGTTTTTCTAGCTAACTTAGCAGATATTAGAAATGGCGGCACTGGAACAGTTACTGAAGTTGACATTCAGCAAGGTAGCATTGCTAACCAGCCAACTGGAACTTCACAAAAAATGCAAACTGAAATTGCTGCCGGTGGCGGCCAGCGTATCTTTGGCGGAACAGCAGCCGACGTACCTTTAGGTAATGATAGACTTCCTACACCTAGTAATGTGTATGTGTACGAAAAAACAGATCCTTACGATAATAGATATGATTTCCGAACAGGCAGGAAAGTACGAGATATGTTGACAAACGGAATAAATCCTACATCAAATCAAGGACTAATACCCGGAAACGGACTACCGCCGCCAAATGACATTGGAGGTAGAGGATATTCTGATAGTGAAACTGATACCGCACTAAATGGAAGAAGTTCAACTGACGGTAAGACTGTAACAAAGGTTAATCAAGTTAGTACTCCTGCAGGCGTAAAAACTATCACAAGCAAATATCAAACGGTAATGACTCCCGGAGGTGCTAGAGAAGTACTAGTCAGTTCACAAACAACGACTAGAGCATCGACCGGCACAACAACTGGACCCAACGTAAAGTACAGATCACCAGTAACACCACAGTTTATTCCTCCAGATACGCGAAGATAAATACAGCATGAGCACTTTAGAAAAAAATCTTTATAAAAATTTAAAAGTACAACCGCAGCTTGTGGCTTCTAATCCTATTACTAATAAAAGTTACAAAGGAATTAGTACAGTAAATCCCAACAATAAAGATTTTAAGAGCAGTGACATTGCACTAATTAAACAAGATATTGTTAACCATTTTCATATAAGAATGGGAGAAAAATTAGAAAATCCAGAATTTGGTACTATAATTTGGGATGTACTGTTTGAACCTCTCACAAACGACTTAAAAGAGAGTGTTATAAAAAACGTTACCGATATTGTAAATTATGATCCTAGAGTAAAGGTTGATAATATAGTAGTCGATCAATATGAATACGGACTACAAATACAGTGTACTTTACTTTACTTGGATTACAGTATAAGTGAAGAATTAGTTTTTAGATTTGACAGAGAAAACGGTCTACTTTAAAACTGCGCACTTTTTAAATCTGATAAATATTTTAATAGTTAAGGAACGTGCCAATGTCTTCTACAGATAGACAAAACAGATTATTACTTGCTGAAGATTGGAAAAAAATCTATCAAAGTTTTAAGTATGCAGATTTTAAATCATATGATTTTGACAATTTACGTCGAACAATGATTGAATATCTACGAGTAAACTATCCTGAAGACTTCAATGATTATATTGAATCGTCGGAATATCTTGCGTTAATCGATTTAATTGCGTTTTTAGGACAAAACATTTCGTTTAGAGTTGACTTAAACGCAAGAGAAAACTTTATCGAATTAGCTGAACGCAGAGAAAGTGTTTTAAGACTTGCACGTTTGCTTTCATATAATCCTCAGCGTAATAAAGCCGGTAACGGTTTGCTTAAATTTCAAAGTGTTTCCACATCAGAAAACATTACAGACAGTGCTGGCAGAAATTTAAGTGGAAAAACTGTTATTTGGAATGACAGTGTAAACACCGATTGGTACGAACAATTTACTAAAGTTTTAAATGCTGCTATGCCAGTGCAAAACACTTTTGGCAGACCTATTCAATTGGATAGCGTAGGCGGCATTTCTACAGAACAATATAGATTCAATTCTGCATCTACTACTACTCCTGTATACTCTTTTTCCAAGTCAGTTAATAATACAAATTTAGACTTCGAAATTGTTAGTACAACAATTAGTAATGGCGACTTAGTAGAAGAAGCACCGCTACCCGGAAATTCTCTAGCGTTCATTTATAGAGATAACGGTCAAGGACCTGGAAGTAATTCAACAGGATTTTTTGCACACTTTAGACAAGGGTTACTAAACAGAGGAGATTTTACAATTGACTCTCCTGTTCCTAACCAAACAATAGACATTGATTCGTCTAACATAAATCACACAGACGTTTGGTTATACAAGTTAGATTCCGCAGGACAAGAAACTGAGCTGTGGACCAAAGTTGATGCAGTAGAAGGCAACAACATTGTTTATAACAATCTAAATAAAAAGATTAAAAACATCTACACAGTAACAACACGAACAGATGATAGAGTTAGCTTAATTTTCTCTGATGGTATTTTTGGAACACTTCCAAAAGGATCGTTTAGAATCTATTACAGAATCAGTGCAAACAAAGATTATACAATACTTCCAGCAAACATCACTAACGTAACAGTTAGAATACCGTACATTAGTAGAATAGGTAGAACAGAAACATTGACTATTGTATTGTCATTGAAAACAACTGTAACTAATGCAAGCAGCACTGAAACAATCGAGAGCATAAAAAATAATGCTCCTGCAACTTATTATACTCAAAACCGTTTAATAACTGCTGAAGATTATTCAATTGGTCCACTTGCAATAAGTCAAATCGATCAACAGAACTTCAATTGGCATAAGCAGATATTACGATTTAATAGATGCAACAGGAAAATATTCTACAACTAACTTGTTTGCAACCGATGGCGTTCTGTTTAAAGAAAAAGTAGATAAGAAAATTAATTTTAATTTCTTGACTAGAACAGATATCGAAGCAGTATTACAAAATCAAATAATACCTGTGTTCCAAGACAAAAATGTAAGAAACTTTTATCTAAGCGAATATCCTAACCAGGACTATGCAGAATACAATTTAACATGGAATCAAGTAACCAAAGATACCAATAGATCTACAGGATACATCAAAGATTCAAGCGACATAATTTATCAAGTTGCTACATTTACTGAGGGTCCGTTGAGATTTTTAGAACCTGAAGCAATGGTAAAATTTGTTGCACCAACCGGAAAGTATTTTGATGTTGACGGAAATCTAGTAACAGGCGCTGCTGATACAGAAAATGCAGTTACTTATAAATGGGTAAAGGTTGTAAGTGTTTCGGAATCAGGAACAACATTAACTTCTTCAGGTTTAGGACCTATTGTGTTTAACGATGTTATACCTACCGGTGCTATTTTAAATGCTGTAAAACCTAAATTTGTAAAAGATCTTGTAAATGATGTTTACACACAAATTATATCTGAAATATTTGCATATAGAACATTTGGATTAAGATACGACAGAGACAACAGACAGTGGGAAGTTATCAACGAAGACAACCTAAATGTTTATGATGACTTTAGCCTAGGACAAGCAGGAGACACTAGCAATCAACAACTAGACTCTAGCTGGTTATTATTATTTGAGACAAATGGATTTTCTTATACAGTAACATATAGATCACTGCGTTACATATTCGAAAGTGATGCACAAATTAGATTCTATTTTGACAATAATAAAAAGATTTATGATAGTCAGACCGGAGTTATTGTAAAAGATAAAATATCAGTGCTCAACATTAACAAACAGCCAGGACAGTTAATTCCGTTTACCGTTGACTTTGATTGGGAAATAGCAAGTGATTACCGAGACGAAAACGGTTATGTTGATACAAAAAAAGTAGAAGTTGTTTTCTATGATAGCGACGATGACGGCGTAATTGATAATCCTGACATATTCACTGATATTGTAAACGATGCTACATATGTGTTTACTAAAAAAACTATAATAAACAACAACGAGTTTACTGTTTATGTTAATCAGACAGCTGAAAATATAGTTGTAGCTCCTACACAAAGTTCTATTAATTTAACAGAGTATGCAACAGGTACAATTTTTTATATAGAGTCAACAGACACATTTAAACAGTACAACAGAACAGCAGGCACACTAACCCAAATATACGATTACAATGCATATACAGGAAGAGACAATATCAAGTTTCATTACATTCATGCTAGCGACGAAAACAATAGAATTGATCCAAGCAGTAGCAATATAATTGATGTGTATTTGTTAACTCGTTCATACGATACATTGTTTAGACAGTATCTAGATGGAACAATTGACAAACCGTTGCCTCCTAGCAGCGATCAATTGTTCATTAACTATGGAGCAGAATTAGCCAAAGTTAAAAGTATCAGCGATGATATAGTTTATCATCCTGTAAAGTATAAAATACTATTTGGTAGTAAAGCAGATTCAGACATGCAAGCAATCTTTAAAATTGTAAAAAATCCTAACAGAGTAGTCAATGACAACGAAATTAAATCTAGAGTAGTATCTAGTATTAATAAATTCTTTGCACTAGACAATTGGGATTTTGGAGAAACATTTTACTTCTCTGAACTGTCGTCTTACATAATGAAAGATTTAGCACCAGACGTTAGCAGCATAGTTATTGTTCCTAGATCTGCTACAAGTACATTTGGTAGCCTGTTTGAAATAACTCCTCAAACTGACGAAATTTTTATAAGCGGAGCAACAGTTAGCG